TTTATATAATAAATTAAGATTTATCTTTTCCATCTTGAACACCTATCAAAAAACCCAGTAAAATCAAGGCTTTGAAGGTGTTCAAGATAACAATTTCATCTTGTACACATCTTGTACAAACTTGAACACCCTCACCAACAACCACCGCTGTTGCTGGTGGGGCGCTGGCTGTCAGTCATACCAATCACCATCATCAAGATTGTGATTCAGGGCAACAATGACATAGATCAATTCGCAAAGGGATAGCACGGCACCACCGATTAATCCGGCATAGAAATGGATGTGATAATGAAAAATCAGAGAACCAATTACAACGAATAAAAATGCTACCAGACAGTTGCAACAAAACAGCCAAAACGACCATATCAATATTTTGATGATCTGCATCATTTCTCACCCCCTATCGGTAAATCCTGCCGGTTCCTTTGTCCTTTAATGTGATCCGCCCAACAATTTCAAAATTGAATGCTGCCGCAACGGAACGCATGATGTAGATGATCCGGCGCAAAGTCCTTTCTTTTTCATCCCTTCTCTCTTCCTTGGCAACGTGGCTGATTGCCACGCTTGTCGTTGGATCACTGTAGCCTTCCTGATTTCTTCCAGGCATCAGATATCACCGTCCTTACGATGTAACGAACGGTCAACGGAAAACTTCCCTTCCGGGTAACGCGCTGTCAGCTTGTCAATGTTCATCTGGAAGATGGTTTCGAGATCATACCCAATGGCATAAGCAGAAACGGCCAAGTACCACGCAACGTCGCCCAATTCCTTGGCAAAATGCTGTTCATCAAAATCATGCCCCTGAAAGTTGGCTTTTTTCACTATGTCAATACATTCGCCGGATTCGCCACACATACCCATGACGCCATTCACCAGAAGTTCATCGAAACTCTGGCATCTCGTTCCGTTTGCAAACTTCATTGCATTTATCTGATATTCATTAATCGTCATTTTCTTTACCTCATTTATTCAGATCATCCAGTTCATAATCTTTCAATTCTTTTTCTGTCAGTTCCCGTTTATAAACAAGGACATTCCAGTAATGCTTTCCGCCGGTTGTGGTTTCCGGTTTCACATTAATCAGTCCTTCCATTGGCTGACATCCAATGGAAAACGGCCTTAATCGCATCCCATATTCATACATCTTTTGTTTTCCCCATCAGTCTTATATAATTCTTCAGACACCAGTCAGCCTTTTCAATGTCCTCTGTCGGTGTCGTCTGCTTATGATCACACCGCCAAAGATACTTGAAGGCATTCAGCTTTGACCAAACGGCAACCTCTGCCTTGCCAAAAATAGCTTCCATCACCTTTTCACATTCATAACCACCAACCTCATAGTGTGCCGGATGATTGACATTATCTGGTTTGATTTCTTCCATTTTTATTTCCTTTCTTGAAAGTTAATATTCAAAAATCAATAGTCTGATTCAATGATTGCATCAACGATCTTTTCCGCTGTCTTCTGCCCGATTCCCGGAATCGTCTGAAGGAAGGTGGTCAATTCATCTGTTGTGAATGTATAGCATTCGTCCAGTTCCTTTTCTCCTTCCTTCAACCCATCCTGAACGCCTGACATGTAGATGGAACTGACCCACCTGTTAAACGTGTTCAATGGCATCCGTTGAACAGTTTTGAACTCTTTGAACGTGATTGCTTTCTTCATTCAGATCACCTATATCCTTCACATATGGCAAACCGGTCAGAATCTTTACAAGCTCGTTCCATTCGTCCAACTTGTGCCCTGTGCGCTGTCTGACCATGGAAAATGCTGTTTCATAATCAAAATCAACTGTTCGGCGCTGGTTGTAAGAAGATGGGAGAAGCTGTATCATCTGCCACCACCATTTTTTATCTTTTGTATTCAGATATAGTTCCCTTGCAGTGTTTAGGTCTGCAATAGTCCTATGCATAGAACTGATGAACACGGCGGCATGATCATTGTCTTCAATCAGATGTTCCATGCTGAAATCATCATCTGTGAATTTCTTTGCTGCTATCTTGTGCATGGTACTACAACTGTTTACTACGGTTCCCACCTTGTAGGTGTCGAATTCCTTCCACCAATACAGCGGCGCTATAATGTCCATGGTTACGTGAATCATACGTAAATACTTACGATGTTCAGTTCCGGCTTTGAACAATCGCCGCATAAGATCAAGATCATTCTTTCCAAGAACAATGCCGCCATCCGAACCATTACAACCATTTTCGCCATAATAAGGGCAAGTTCCGTCAGGGTTGCAATCCACACGATCACAATACAGCGTGTCCGATTTTTCCCATGAATTCATAGGATTCCGCATTCCCCTGATTGCGCTTTCCCATCCCCACACTTCAATGTTTTCGACTTTAATCATCACAAATCACCTTCCATCCTTTCCGTTAATGCGATCAGTTTCTTCCTGTCTAGCCGTTTTGCATATGCGATTTCCTGAAGTTCGTGCCATACATCGACAGCATAATTCCGCCAAGATTCCGCTTCCACATTGTCTTCTTCTCTTTCCTCATAGGAAAACTGCCAATATTCTTTCAGCGCATTGTATAAGTCTTCCGCTTCATCACCAAGACGTTCACGAATGAGCCGTTGAAAATAGGCATCTGTTTCCTCACCATTCCCACCGCCTATGAATTCCCTTGTGCCGTCAGACAGAAGAATTGTGGGATAGCTATATACTTCACACATACGATCACCTCACCAGCGGAATAGTTCACCGGCATCTTCTTGTAACAGGTCAATCAGCGGATTTTCTGGCGAATCTGCGAACATCGCTTCGTTGATCATCTGTGCGTATTCCGCAAACTCATCATGTGTTGATTGACGTTTGTATATGCTAGTTGAATTATCACTGTAAAACTCAATTAACTTATCAATCATGGATTCCGATAATGCGTCCGGTACATCATCGAGCTTGCTGTCGGTATCTGTCATACACAGCCCGGTTACAAAATCAGAAATAATCCACTTCTTGTAGTGCGCGGCTTCATCAGGATCACGATGCCGAACAGTAAACCAGTGTCCCTTCTTCTCAAACATGTACCCCTTTATCTTGACAGCCTTTTTCCCGCTGCCATCGTTGCGAATGATATAAACATCACTTCTTTTCATTTCTGTCACCTCACAAATACCTGGCATTTCCGACCGTTTACCCTTCTGGATTCAATTTTCAGGTCAAGGGTTTTCTTAATAACCTTGGAAAACTGAATTTTTGACATTGGGTTCATATTGTTTTCTGCACAAAACACGGTGTACCGCCGATATACGTCAGCCGTTGATTCATTCACAATATCTGTATCAACGTCAGAATCCTGAATAAATCCAGTGATAGGGTTGTTCTCGCTTTCGTATTCTTCCCGCTGCTTTTCTACCTTGTCGCTTCGTGTAAACTCTGCATTTTCTGGATGAATGCGCTTCAGCCCTTCAACGCCAACCCGAATAAGGTACATCCGCGCTTCTTCTGAACGTAATTTGCTTTGGATGTGTTTGTCATATCCAGCGGAACCTTCTTTGAATTCCGCATCAAACGGAATGATGATCAGACGGTCAAGCACCGCACCGGTTCGGTCTTTCATCCTTGGAATGTCGTTGGCTGAAAATAGCAGTTTCACATACGGATTGAATTCAAACGGGTCTTGCCCTTTCTGTTCCGCCTTGATCCGGTTCCCGGCAACAATCTTCTTGAACATTGCCACCTGTCCGCCTTGAAGAAAGTCATCCCCGATATCATCACCAATGTTGGCAAGCTTGCCAAACATCATGGCTGTGCTGAATCGGTCTGACAGTTCTTTCAAGTCAAGAGCACAAATGTTATCTTCACCCAGTGTGTTTTTTAACCAGTCAAGGAAAGTAGATTTTCCGTTTCTTTTCCCGCCGGTCAGGATAAACGCCTTCCGCATGTTGTTTTCACGGTACAGGCAATAGCCAACACATTCTTCCAGCAATGCCCGGATAGACGTATCTCCACACGCCATAGCATTCAAGGTTCTATCACCCACTGCGCTGTAAAACGTAGGATCATAAATCAGATTGATTTTGTTCGTTATCACAAAATCTGGTGAATAAGGCATCATTTCATCTGTTTCAAGATCATAAATTCCATTTCTGAATGCGATATATCGCGCTGGTGCCGGTTCCATTGGCGGGGCAATCAGCTTCAGATACTTTAAAACTTCCAACCGCTGTGATGCCTTCAGGTTCGGGATAATGTCAATCATGGTTTTTTCCAACACTTCCTGACTGGATTCATATACTCCATTGGTGTACACATGGACGTGTCCTCGAATCTTCACAATGTGTTGTGTGTTTACCAGATATTGGGCGAATTTATCAAACAGGAATGCGTTGTTTTCGTTGAAAAAATTCGGCACCTGAAAGGCTTCATCCCTCATGATTACGTCAAGTTCCGATTCATCCAACGGGGTATCAAATACAAACTGATTGGCATTTTTCAGTATTCGCCTGATGATATCCGTTCCAATCTGCAACCGCTGAAGGATCAGGATATACTTGAACAGTTCGTCATTCCGTCCGTCCCCGGTCTTCATGCCCCACAAGTCAATGGATGTAACAACAGGCCACAATTCTTCAGGAACTTCCTGATAGTCTTCACCTTCCAGAACGTCATATTCGGGTGGGAACCGCTTTTCACCGTGGACACACAACGGAATATAGGTTGATCCGCTGTGAATATCCGCTTTGAATCCGACCGCTAATTTCTTATCAGTTCCGTTCTTAAACCTGTGTGTTCGTGATTTTTTCCAGTAGGTATGCCCGCCGTGTGTAGACGGAATGGCTAAACACTTCCATCCGTTTTGTTCAGCCATGTTCAACACAGCGTTGAACATTTCTTTTGAATCAAAACTTATGTCTACAAAGTCATCATTCAGGATCGCGCCAAAACAATCTTCCTTCTTGACCTCATCCCAATCATGAATATGGTCACGGCCTTTTACCTTTTCTTTTGGGTGCTTGCCATCACCGGAAGGATTACCCAAAACATAGGTTTTGAATACCTTTTCATTTCCTTTCCATTCTTCCGTCATGTCATCACCCCAAAATCTTTCAGTCTCTTTTTTGCAATGTCGATGTACCAAGCCCGGTCAAGATCATCCGGGCATTTCACCCCTTCCGTGCTGTCATTCCAAACGAATGAGTGGTCAGGTGTTCCGCCGAACTTTTCCGGTTTGTGCTTACCGCCCTTACACTTCAGGATTCTTCCGTTCTGCACGTCCTTGGAAGCAAACACCCGGTATGATTTATAGCTGTATTGTTCCGCATGTGGATATTTGAACACCTTGGTTGTGCTTCCGTCCCTGTGCTGTGTTTCTTTCAACAGTTCAGGCATACCAATTTCATGTTCTACGAACCTGTATTTGTCCGATAATTTCACCAACTTCTGGAATTCCTTCAGGTCATCACAACTATTGATTGTCTGTTCGACCGGAATCTTATGAACCATGTATTCAACCAACGCCTTGTTGATAATCGGAAGGTCATAATCTATGGCCTTCAGTTCCTTCACGTATGCGCCTTTTCGTTCTACGCCGCCCTTAGCATCAATCCACAAGTAATTGTTCACGTCTTTCTGGTAGATTTCTGCTATGGTGTCCAGTCCAAGAAGAATAGAACACTTGTCTGTGGAACACCGGGTTTCCCAATCAAAACAGATATCATCAACCATGTTGAATGCTTCATCTGTGTCAGGAATCTGAATAATCAGACCATCTGTATTTGACTGGACAAGCTGGAACCCTGGCACAGCTTCCAAATGTTCAATCAGGTCAAGCAGCATCAACTGCCCGTTGATACACATACAGTTGTTGTTCCGTGGATCATATGCCGGGTTCGTGGCGGCCTTCATGGCACCGGACAGGGCATTCAGCAGCTTCTTGTATGGTGCCTGTTCTCGCTTCTTTCCAGCCCGTTTCAGCGCCATTCTGGTGTCATATACATGTTTGTACTGGTCTGGCCTGTGCGCCGCCCGTGTGACCAAATCCCACGCAATCAGCATGGACGGGTAATAGCTGCCGACATCAACATGCAATATCTGACCTTTTGTGTGGATGGGCTTTGCTGTTGCTCCATGAAGGCCGCCGAATCCAAACACGTGCGGGATTCCGGCAACTTCTGTTTCCAACGAACGGGAATAAAAATATTTCCGATCATTCCAGTCATCCGGGCTGAATGTATGTCCCAATTCTGTTGAAGTGTCACGAACTGCATTCTTGAACCAGTCCATCACATATCTGTATTTTTTCAACTGGATACATGGAAGGAAAAAGTAATCAAATTCGTCATGCCATTCATGCCGTTCACATTCCAGAACCTTTGCTGTGATCCGCGCTTCCGTGTCCCCTATGCTGGACAGCGGAAGATTGAACGCTTTCACAATTCCAAACTGTGCATCAAATTCAGACTTCCGCTGGATGAAAACCTTCATGGTTTCTTCCACATCGTGGCGGCAATAGTAAACCGTCTGATCTATTTCTTCTGGTGTCAGCTTCCGGTCAATGTTGAATGGCACATCGGTTTCTTTGATGTTGGAACCCATGAACCCTTCCAATGTTTTCAGGCCAATGGGCGGGTTCGGCATACAGTCATAGTTGTTAAGCGGAATGTTCCGCATCAAAGAACTGAATTGCCACGGTTCGTTTCGTTCAACGATGATCCAGTCATTCAGTTCTTTGGGATTCAGGCCGCAAAGGATACATTTCAGAATCCACTGATCATAGTGACGGCTGTTATAGCCAACCCAGATATCATTGATGTTCCTGTCATAGAATTCCTTCAGTTTTTCGGGGCTGTTGATTATTGGGAAAATGTTTTTTGTTTTGGTGTCAGACACGACAACAAGCCAATCATGCTTGAACACCTCAAAATCATAGAAAATCATTGCCATTTACCCCTTTCCAGTTACCCCCCGATTCCGACACCCTTATTTGAGTGCGAAACCGGAAGGGCGAAAATCATTCCAGAACCCCTAAAATATCAATGCTGTTGAAAGCCTTGTCATCATAGTCCACGTCATACTGAAGCCCCATGTCATCGACTGCTTCCGCAATATCCATTACAAGGTCAGCAAACTGCGGGTAATCCCTGAACTTAACGTCAATCAGTTCTCCGCTGTCATCTTCTGCTTCCAGTTTTGAAAGCCAAGTTTCAATTCCAGCAATCATTCTGGCATCATTCTTTGTACCGCCAATCACACGGTTCATGAACATCAGACGGCCTTTGTGTTCCCCGTCAATCACCTTCATGGAAATGGAAACCATCGGCTTGCCGGTCTTGGACATTTTCATTTCCAGCTTATTCATTTCCACGTGATACTTGCCCTTTGGAAGGTCATCAAAGGTATTCTTCCTTGCTTCCTTGATATCCTTCTGAAGTGCGTCTTCATCAACTGTCTTCTGGTAATCATCCCAAATGTTACTCATTGTCTTATGTCCTTTCTTAAATTGAAAATAAAATCATCAACAGTACAATCAGCGTGAACAAGAATACCCGACTCCCCGGTTCCTTGGTCAGGCTGCTAAGCACCCAACCAAGGATGAACCACCAGATCATCACGCCTTCCTTCTGCGGCGGCTTGCGCGCGGCATAGGCGGGGTTTCAGGCAATTCTTCAAACGGGACTTCTTCATCCGTTCCTTCAGGGATATTCATAAAGGCAGCGGAATCAATAGCCGTTCTTACCTCATCGTCTGACGCATGTTTTGAAATGGCATCCAGTCCGGCATTGAACTGTTCCTTGGTGATTTCAACTGCATGTTCCGGCACTGGATCACCAGCATGTTTCTTCACAACATTGACATCATCGGCAAGATAGAAATAGGTGTCCTTTGTCAGAATTTCCGGTGTGGGTTCAACCGTCCTTTCCTTGCGTTTGCGTTCTTTCGGTTTCTCCGTTTCCGGTTCCGTGCTTTCTGCTTCTTCCTTCTTCTCACTATCAGAAGCAGAATCAGAACGCTTGCCACGTCTGCCGCGCTTTGGCTTCACCTCATCTTCATTGACCGTGTTTTCCTTGTCTTCAGCGGCAATCTGTTCATCTGTTTTTGCCCCATCCATGAAGTAGTAGTTGCGGATTTTGTCTTCCACATACTTCAGATCATTGGGAATAAACTTGGAAGGGAACATTCCTTCAGGTGTCTTCAGGGTGTCGTTGCCGGAATTCTGTGTGACAAAGTAATACTTGTCATCAATGACCTCTGTACCAAGCACCACCATGAACAAGCCTTCGACTGTGATGTACTTGTCCAGCGCCTTACCAACGGTCTTGATCTTGCGCTTGCCATAGTCATCTGTTTCAGTGTGGCTGTTCAGGTAAACGATGGTGTCATCCGGCAAATCGTTCAGTGCTTCCAGTACATCAGAATATCCCTGTTCAATCTCATTGAATTTCTCCCATCCCTTTTCACCGATCCGGTGCATCATAGGAAGACCAAGGATATACTGAAAATCATCAATGACAATGTTCTTCTTTTTGGTGTTATTCAGCTCCCTGATAACGTCCTTTGCCGTGGGGGTCTTCACAATGTCATATTTCCCACGGAACGGAAGGATGGGTTTAACTACGGAACAAATCTTCACTTCTTCCGGCTTGAAGTTTTTGATAGAATACGTCTTTCCTGTGCCGGATTCCCCTAATACCAGTACGCCAATAGCCATTTCACTTTCCCTCACTTTCTTGTGATTTATTTCCCTTCGCCTTAACTTCCTGAACGTATGGCACATGTTTTCCAGTTTTTGGGTCAACATGCAATTTTCTATGTTCTGCTGTAGTTAATAGCTGAAGATTATCTATAGAATTGTTCAGCTTGTTGCCATCAATATGATGTATTTCTTCACCGTGCTTCAGCTTTCGTCCTAAATACTGTTCCATCACATATCTATGTTCATAAACCTTATGACCATTAATGTTGATCATTTTGTATCCCCACTGATTTATTGAAAAACCTTGCTTAAAATTTGGATTGTTTTCTCCCCGCATTCGCACACCTTGGCATTTTCGTGAACAGCATTCAATCCCTTGCTTGACACGACTTGGATATTGGAAAAAGACTTTTCCACAAACAGGGCAGATACACTTAATTTTCACCTTCAGAGTCCTTCTTTTCTGTTACTTTAGCCGCCCAAAGATCAGCCCAATGAAGAATCATCAGCAGCGGTGTTTCGTGTCCTGGGATCAGATACTTTGCATGGTCATACAGTCCATCGTGTGCGTAGATCGCCCACTCTTCATCATCAGTCAGGTCAATGAATAGCGTGGCAAGCTTGATTGACCTCACGGAATGCGGGATTGCACACAGCGCCTTGTTTCTCTCATAGGGCTTTGCTTCACTCTGAACATATTCCGGTTCAGCTTCCGGGTCAGATTTCTTGAACTTCTTGTTCTTGATCATGTTCGGAATATACAACGCCTGACCGTAATCGCCGCACTTGCCAAGATCATGAAGCGCGGAAACAATAATCACGCTTGGCCTGATTTCCTCATAGCGGTTCTTTCCAAGAAGCGCATAGCCAATATTTTCAGCGTTCATCATGACGTTCCGGGTATGCTGAACTAATCCGAATTCACAGCATTCATGATTCCCGCCACTTGCCGGTGCATGGAAGAAACCGATTTCATCCATATACTTCACCAGTTCATCCATTCCTTCCCGGTTGGTAGATAGCAGCGCATCCACCACATATTTCTTGTTATCCAGTTCCATGTCATTCATCCTTTCTATCACTTGTAAATATCATCAAGTTTCTTGAACGCCCTGCCGTTGGTGGTTTCCCAATATCCCGCCATCAGATCACCCTGAAACCGTTCAAACCCTGACGGGTAAAGGAAACACGCATCACCGCCGCTGTCCCTGATCCTGTTGGTATTCAGCTTCTGAAGTTCTGACGGCTTACCATTTTGGGCTTTCAGCTCGATTGCAAGAAAGTGACCGTTGATATTTAAGATCATGTCAGGGATACCGCTTTTCTGATATCCACCACCCCATACCTTGAAATACCAGCCAATGGCATTGACCGTCATCTTGTCTTCAGGAAAACCGGCTGGATAAACACCGATCTTGTGCAGCCATTTCTTCAGCCGATTTTCAAGATTCTTTTCTTCAGCCATTCTTGCCGCCTTTCCGAATTCTAAGGAACTCTTTCAGCGTGATCCCGTTCATCGTGGCGGCCATTTTCAGTGCAGTGTGCTTATCTCCAACCGTAAAAGGAACCACATTGCCATTGTGAATGACCACCCAATTGTGCGTTCCACGGATTTTCTGAACATCAAATTCCATTTCACAATTCCCCAATCAGTCGTTTGTACAAATATCCACCGCTCATGAATATGAATCCTGTGATAAGCAGCGGCACGGTATGCGGATCATCTGGAATATGTGCTTCAGTCGCATAATCCATATTTCCAACTGCCCCAAAGATATAAATGGCACCAGCAATCATTACTGCATCTGCACATCTTGAAATTAAGTATTCAATTTTCCTCAATGTCCTTCTTGAACAATGCATCTGTATAGTCCTTTCTCATTTTCAGGGTTTCCAGAACCCTTGTTTCAACAGTTCCGGGACACATCAGGTAATAGTAAAAACACGGCCTGTGCTGTCCTATTCGATGAATGCGGGCTTTCGACTGTTCAAACAGTTCTGACCTGTCAGGAAGGGTAAAATAGATCACCTTATTGGCAACCTGAAGATTCAGCCCCATTGCACCGGCCTGATACTGAATCAGCGCCACTGAATCACTGTATTTGACAAATGGTTCAAGGTCTTTCTTTTCGCCATTCACGACCGCCACCGGCCTGTTCAACTGTTCAACGATGTTCAACAGTTTGTTCAACTCATCATTGAAGTTGTAGAATATGATGATTCTGTCATCCGTGGATTCAATCAGGTCACGCACGGCATCCAACTTGGATTGGTTGTACTGTCCGCATATCTGCCGCGCATACATCCGCATGGTCAATGTCGTATCTCCAACAAGTTGTTTGCCTTCCACCCACGCCACACGGTCTTTCATGAAACGCTTATATGCTGCCGGTGTCTTCACCCTGACAGTGATTTCATTCATGTCTGGAAGATCAATACCGAATTCTTCGGCTTTCATGAACACCGCGCCGTGTTCGGCAAGTTTCCGTTTCAGGCGGTCAACATTTTTGTATCCTATGACCACCGGAATTTTAAAACCGGAACCGTCAACATCAATGAAGTCCTGAACAACAAACTGTGAATAGTACGTTGTTTTCTTGATGTTCCATCCAAGCAACCGAACCTGTGACCAAAGGCGCTCATACTTCCCGGCTGTTGGTGTTCCTGATAGGAGAATCACGTGTTTGGGGTGAAGCTGAAGCACGAATTTTGACCGTTTAGCGTGCTCATTTTGAATCATTGAAGATTCATCCAGCATCAACGTGAAATGCTCTAATTTCGCCAATACGGGGCGTCTGTATGCCAATTCATAATTGATCACCAGTACACACGGCTGTTTCTTCAATCCGCCGTCAAATAAGTGCCATGCATCCAATTCGCCACGCTTTGTCAAATCCCAAACAGAATAGTTGTAGTAGGTGCTGAAGTGTTCCACCCAATCGGGAACCTTTGACTTCTGGCAAATCACAAGATTTATGTGGCATCCGTACCGTTTCATTTGTTCGGAACCAATGAAGGTTTTGCCGCCACCCATGTCTACGTAGTCTGCCACATTATCAAACCCAGCGGTTTGTTGCATGACCCTTTGTTGGTGGGGTAGTAAATTAACCTTCCCCATATCAACCACCAATCTTGATACCGGTGCATTTTTCAAAGATCACCGCATCAAAGTTGGGTAAAGCCTTGATCACATTACGGTCATGTTCATTCAGACCATTCCACCAAATTTGCGCATTGTCGGATTCATCCAACTTTTTCAGGTAACCACCGGTTGTTTCATGTTCCGGGTGTGCTTTCTTTTCTTCATCGGTCATATCTTCAGACCATACCCACGAAAGACACCAATGCGGAATTTGTTTTAACAGATATCGGGCATCCGAATTCAACCACTGTCTGTAAGTCATTCCTGAAGGTTTATTGAACATATACACTTCAGGTTCTTCCGTGTTGAAACATCCATTGGAAAAAGAAGTTTTGTTCCAATCGCCGCTGTTCCGGTTGCCGCTGTTGCAATCGCCGCTGTTCCGGTTGCCGCTGTTCCGGTTGCCGCTGTTGCAATCGCCGCTGTTCCGGTTGCCGCTGTTGCAATCGCCGCTGTTCCGGTTGCCGCTGTTCCAATCGCCGCTGTTCCAATCGCCGCTGTTCCAATCGCCGCTGTTGCAATCGCCGCTGTTGCAATCGCCGCTGTTGCAATCGCCGCTGTTGCAATCGCCGCTGTTGCAATCGCCGCTGTTGCAATCGCCGCTGTTCCGGTTGCCGCTGTTGCAATCGCCGCTGTTCCGG